TCTAGGTGGAATTTACGGAATTTTATCTCAAGAATTTCAATTACCATTCGTTAGAAGAAAAATAGCGATGTTAGAAAAAGCAGGAAAGTTACCGAAGCTTCCTAAGAATGTAATTAGACCAAAAATAGTTACAGGTCTTGAAGCATTAGGCAGAGGTAATGACAGAAATAGATTAGTACAATTTTTACAAACATTAGCAGGTACATTGGGAGCTGAATCAATTAGTCAGTATGTAAATGTATCTGAAGCAATAGCTAGATTAGCTACTGCTGACGGAATTGAAGTTAAAGGTTTAATTAAATCACCTGAAGAACTTCAAGCAGAAGTGCAGGCACAACAAAAAAGTCAGTTAGAGATGCAACAAGCTCAAGCTGTAACTAATGCTGGTGAAACAATAGCAGGAAATATACCTCCTGAAACTATTGGAAGAACACTAGCAAGACAACAAGGATTACCAGAAACGGAGGAATAATATTATGGTAGATAAAATTGAAATAAAAGAAAGTGTAGAAGAAAACAAAACTACATTAGAAGAACAGGACAAGGCTCAACAAGAAGCTCAAAAAGCTCCTAGCGAGAAAACAAGTGAGACTTCTGAGATTAGACCTGATTGGTTACCAGAAAAATTTGCTGACGCAGAAGAATTAGCAAAAGCTTATGGTGAACTAGAAAAGAAACAATCTCAGCCTAAAGAAGAAACAAAAGAATCTGAAGTTAGTACGACTGAACAACTTAAAATAAATAAAGAAAAAGTTGAAGAAGCTACTGGCTTAGGTTTAGACAATTACTATGATGAGTATGCTAAAAGTGGAAATTTATCTGACAAATCTTATAAAGATTTAGCTGGTAAAGGTTTAGATAAAACTTTAGTAGACTCTTATATTGCTGGACAAAATGCTCTAGCAGATAAGCACGTTAATACAATTCATTCAGTAGTTGGCGGAAAAGAAAAATATGACACAATCGTTAAATGGGCTTCAGACAATTTAGCTGACAATGAAGTAAAAGCTTTTAACGATACAATGGATAATGGAACTTTAGACCAAGCTCAATTAGCTATTTCAGGTATTCAAGCTAAATATAATTCTGTAAATCAAGAACCTTCTTTATATTCAGGAGAAAGAGCTGATACTTCAAAAGGTGCATATCGTTCAGTAGGAGAAATGTTAGAAGATATTAACAATCCTAAATACGCAACTGATAGTGCATTTAGAGCAGACGTAGAAGCTAAAGTGAAAGCATCTAATGTTCTGTAATGGCTAGAAACTATAGAAAAGAATACGACAATTATCACTCTCGGCCTGAACAAAGAAAAAATCGTTCAAGTAGAGTTTTGGCTAGAAGATTAATGAAGAAAAGGTTGGGAGTGAAAAGAATTAAAGGAAAAGACGTAGACCATAAAGACAGCAATCCTAGAAATAATAGTAGGAGCAATTTAAGAATACGTTCTAAATCCGCAAATCGTTCAAGAAATGCTTAACTTTTTATTACCTATATTAAAGAATCCTTTAACTAGGATTGTAGCTAGCAAAACAATAGGAGCTATTCAGCATAAACTTGAAAAAGATAAAATAATTAGAGTAAGAGAAATAGAAGCTAGCAAGACTGTTGATGTTGCTAATATTAAAGCAAGTTCAAATTCTTGGCGTGATGAACTTTTAACTATACTTATAAGCGGAATTTTATTGTGTTGTTTTTTACCACAAACACAACCGGCTATGATTAAAGGTTTTGAAATAATGAAAACAGCACCGACTGAATTTTGGTGGGCGGTTCTTATATGCTTTTCTGGAAGTTTTGGATTGTCAACTCTACGAAACATTAAGAAGAAATAATGAATATAGAGTTTGATTTAAAAAAAATCATTTCTTTTATAGCAGTAGGAACTTTTGGTTTATTTAGTTGGTTACTTTTAACTACTTACCAACAAGCAGTTACGCTTAAAGAAATTGAAACAGAAGTAAAATTTATATCTAAAAATGTAGGAAAAAATTCTGGAAAAATAGTTTACTTAAAAGGAGAAGTGAAAAAATAAATGAGTAACTTTCCTTGGGATATACAATTAATAGGTATGTTTATTTTTATTACTTTATTGTTAACTTTAACATTGATATTTACATAATAAGTAAACTCATGAATAATCTCTCTCTAATATCATTTCTAGATAATGAATAGCTTTTTCAATATCTTTCTTTTTACCCTTAAGATGATGTCTACATATATATTTAATAGCATTACCTTCGGCAAATAGAAGTTTATTTTCATTGATAAAATGTGCTGGTTGCACTTTCATATTTTTATAGTGAATTCCATCAATTTGTTTATTTAGTGAATCATAAGTCATATCTTTGAACATTCCTACATCAGTCATTAGAATTTTAATTTAAACTTTCTTTTATCATGTTTCATTTGAGAAGATGTTTTCTTATTTGCTAAGATTTTACCTTGTTCAGGTGTTATAGTAAACAATCCTTTTTGCAAAGCTATCTGAAATTTCTTATAGATATAATCAGCACTCATTTCTGCAAAATGACAAACCCATCTAAAGTCTAAAGAGCTACTAGAAAACCAAGCGATTGCGGTATCTTTACATTCTAAGTGGGCTTTATCCACTCCTCTATATCTTGCATCTCTTACTGCTTGAGCAATCACCGCTTGCCACATAACAAGTTCAGGTGATTTGTTTTGATGGGAAATTGTCTCTGCTGCTTTGATTGTCATCCTGAGTTTCTACTATTTCATAAGTTGCTCTAGACTTTCTCATACCATCATCTTTCCAATTAAACCCTTTTCTTAAATCTATCTTATTAAAGATACTCACAGCCTCTTCATCTTTATCTGCGTGCAGATATACTTCAGTTGTCATAGGTAACCACACCCATACTTTAAACTTATAAATCATATATTATGTTGTCTTCTACTTGCCTCTAATGTTCTGAAGATATCAATAATTAAACCTTCTTTATCTCTCTTATTCTCTAAAGTAGTTGATTTAACTTCAGCATCATATAACTCACGTGTCGCTTTGTTATATTCTTCTGACGCATAGTAAAGTTGTTCTTTAGCTGAGATAGATTTAAGTGTTGTATCAGCTGTAATGAATAAGGCTTTGCTTCTCTTGAGTTGTCTCTCTAGATATTTGACGTTGGCTGTAACCTCTGCATGTTTCTCGTCTGTTTCTGCTAAGTACTTTAAAGATTTTTCTAATCGTTCTTCGCTTATCATGGTATCCAGTCTCCTTTATTGTTCTTACAATAATATCCAAGAATTTCAACTCCTTTGTAGTGAATTGCTTTCTGATTTTCATTCTTATCAATTATCTTATAAAGGGCATTATGACAAGTCACTTTATTAAGTGCTAACCCTACAGGTATTTTTGCTACTTCACCATTTAATAGATGAAGTATTATTGCTATGATTTCCATTATGATTCCTATTTGATTAAACTAGACGGGAGCTACGATTTATAGTGTACTATTTGTCCTATGTTGATACTCCCGCCCAGTCAGGGAGCCACATCGAAAGGATGATATGGCTATTCGGTTAAAACGGAGCTTTGTCTCCGTCATATTTAGCATCTAATATTTTTCTTACATATTCATCAATCTGTTCAAAGTTTACTTCTTTGCCTGATTGAATAGCAGATGCTAATAAATTACTCATCGTCAATCTATACTTTTCTTTCCATTGACTACCTACATCTTTTACTGCTGCTGGTTTAACAGTTGGTATTACTACAGCCGCACCATCAACTAACTCTACTGATTTAGCTGTCTGATAAAAATTATCGTTTTTACTTTTACGCATAGGCTCAGCTTGTATTCTTAGCTTTGAACCTTTCGCCCAACCTTCAGCACCTATTGCTTCACCATAAATAGTCATATCAGTACCATCTTCTTTGGTAACGTAAATACTATATTTACCTCCACCATCTCTAGATGGAAATGCTATCTTATGTGAGCATTCAAATGTTTCTAGTTCCATATTACTCCTCCTATTTAATTGTTTAACTATACTTCCTATTCTTTGCATCTATACCTTATTTCCAGGCATTTTGCCATATCTTTCTTGCAAATGATTCAGCACCTGGCGAATATCTCCATCTCCAGTTGTCGAATGTCAAAGGAAACATTCGAACAACGTCTTCCTTTGTTTTTGCAATTCCTAAGATATGTTCTATTGATTTAAAGGCTTGGATTAAAGTTTCTAAACATCCCACATGATCTCCTAGATCTGCAGTATGATTATCCCAAGCAGATGCATATAACAGTAAACATTCTTTATTGAATAGTTCACGATATAAGAACTGCTGCCTTAAATGATCAGGTTTAGGGTGATAATTATGATTAATTCTTCCCTTTTTCCCTTGGTTTTTCTCTGCTTTAGTCGCGGCATATCTCCAAACTTTAGCAGTCGCTTTAGTATCAACGATATAATCATTGAACTCAAAGTCTGTCTTTGCAACTACTGGCAAAACTAGATCCTTATAAGGACCATTATATTCCCTTTGATAATGAATTAATTTACCATACTGTTTTAATTCCTTAACAAATGTATTTGCTATTTTAGCAGACCATTCATATTCGTCATCAATGGTTGCTCCATTTCTTTCTATGTATTTACCTTTCGCATCACTTGTGATAAGTGTTTCATCAGTGATTTGATTTACTAATGCATGATGAGCTGCTTCTTCCGCAGAATGTCCCATCTTCATTCTTGCATTCTCTTCCGTTTCGAATCCGTATAATTTATCTATGATCCACATTTGCGGACAATCAATAAACGTATTCCCAGCAGAAGCTGAATGATGTTCTATAATTTTCAACATAATTTATTCCTTTCTATGATTATTAATATTCAAAAGTTCTGTTCAAAAACTTATAACACATCTCTTAATACTATAAAAGGTATTAAGGAATGTAGAGATAGAAGAGAATACAACGTGTATAATCTATCTATTTTATTATGTTGGCTATTACGCCCTACACACAAGTATGGGTGTAAGAGCCTTATTGCTCGTCATCATAGCTGTAAGCATATGAATAGAGTTTTTCGTCTTATTAAATTTTATCAGTCCAATAGCGGCTTTAACCTTTATGTTAAAAATGCTATGACTGCTTACAAACTTAAACATGCGTCAAATAGAAAAACCTGAAGTTTCTACTAAAGTTATAGATAAGAAAACTCTTTGGTTTAATATCAGAGAATCTCGTCTTATGTATATGTTCCATCGTAATCTTATTACTATGAGTGAATATGAAGCGGGATCTCGTTATAGACGTATGTGTGAGATAGCAACATTAGGTTCTGGCTCATCTATGCAAGATGTTAGAATTGATGGAGCCAAACCTGATATTATTGTTGCTAAACTTGGAGCTATCTTTGAGCTTGTTAGAGTTAGTGATGAAATTGGATCTCGTATGACTAGCATTATGAAACTTTTTTGCTGGCAAAATTATGGTATCATTGAGATAGCAAATCAGTTAAACATAACAGAACGTAGAGCTTCTAATCTTGTCCATGAAGGATTAAGAGCTTTATCTATTTATTATGGGTACGAAAAAGTTAGAAATACTATCAGGGGACAAGGTACAAAGATTAAAAGACCGAAAGTATCTTAAATGGATCTCTGAACAAAACTGCTTACTCTGTTTAACTAATCCCTGTCAGGCACATCATCTTACATTTGCTATGCCTAGAGGGTTTAGTCAGAAAACAGGTGATCAATGGACTATTCCTATATGTTATATCCATCATTCTCAGATTCATAACTATTATAAAGGTGAGAAACAATTCTGGAAACGTCTAGATATAGATGCTGAAAGCATTGCATGCACACTATATCAACATCATCTAGATCAAAAGAAGTCTTTAGATTTCTTTGTAGATGATACTATTCTATGGCATAAGATCTATAACAATCTTGTACCTAAGCTCAAAAAACACGTTGACTTTCTAGTGCAACTCAAATTATAGATCTACCTATCATCGCCAGAGGTGAATCAAAATTATGGCAGTTATATTTAAATTTCCTAATAAACGTAAACAATACTCAGAAGATTTTCTGAAAGGTATTGATCCCAACAAGATTGGGGATTTTATCCAGGCTCAAAATCCTGGACTATCTACACGTGCAGCTGATGCTATGGCTTTAGCTGTTATTTATAGTACTTATTTACAATTAGTTTTTGAAGAAGAAGGTGAAAGAGTACCTCAAGATATTTTAGAGAAATTTGAAAAGAACAACCACGAGACTTTCATGTGGGCTCCTCCTAAGAATACTTTACATTAAGGCAAGGGAATTAGTGCTCAAGTCTTTAAACTTCCAGTTACTAACTCCCTCCCTATAAGCTAATTAACCACTTTCGAAACGACACTGTCCAAGCAGCTATAATTAATTAGCGAACCAG